TCTTTTTCTTTTTTTTCTTCATCATTTTAAAATCTTGTCCAGAAATTTTTCCGTCTTTGTTTTTATCAAGTTTAACTTGACCACCACTTAAAAACCCGGGTTTTTTAACTTGTTTATTAAATAATCTATTTGCCATTTTTGTCTCCTTCCTATTTTTTTGTTCCTTTAAATATTTGTGTACCCTTTATACCGTAAATACTAGCAACTACAAGTATCCATAAATTTGTAAACCATTTCGGAAGTTCTGAAAACATCTCGAAGAACAGTTTTACTTTGTCCATTGCAGTCGGATCGTCCGATACCACTGCCCAAGCTAAAATTGCTATGGGTGTCGACAGGATTATGAGGACCGCCTCGTCCTTCCAGTCAGAATCTCTCGACTCTAAAAGTTTTCCTTGGTAAGCTTCCTCACCACGGGCCATTTTTGATGCATGCATAAGCTGTGCATCAGACATTGCCATCTTCGTTTTCTGACGGTTAGCATAAATTTTACTACCAGCAGAAACGGCTAATTTAATTGCCGAAAACCACATATTAGTACCAGGTTACGTCTTTTTGTTTTCTTGCGGCACCCGAACCTTTAACGGGATTTTTATTACCTTCGTTAATAAGATTTTTGCCTCTAATACTAGTTTCAGATCTTGGATCAGTAATAACTTTACCTTCTTCCATCTTAACTGGTTTAGATTTTTTATAATTCATCATATTTTTTTCTCCTAGTTGTATTGTTATCTTATTTTGAGTCTTTTTTAAAGCTATTTGACATTTGTTGTTTAACAATTGACGTTTGAGAACGTAATTCTGCTAAATCTTCGTTCTGTTCTAGCTTATCATCGCTAATTTCTTTAGCTTGCACTAATTTTGCTCTATCAATGTTAAATTTTTCTTCATCTGCTTCTGCTTTACGTTGATTTTCCATTGCTCTAAGGTCAACTTCTCTTGATTTTAGTTTTATTAATGGATCTGAATCAAATTGTGATGTAATTTCTTTTTCTTCCTTCATAAAATCAGCCATTGACTCTGCAATCAAAACAGCTTTTCTTGCTTCCATGTCCATATTCATTTTTTGCAGTTGTTGTTGCACTTGCATATTCTGTGGATTCATTTGTGCTTGTTGTTGTAGCATTTGTGCTTGTTTCATCATGTCTTCAAACTCTAATTCAATTTGTTCTTGAGCCATTAAACTTATGTGTTCTAAAATATTTTTATGCATTGCCGCCATTACTGGTGGATTATTTCTAACTAGGTTAGTTGCCATAAAATTTAAATGCGCTGTTATGTGTGCCGTGTGATCTTGTCCTCTATATGCTTCAAAAGGTTTACCACCTAAAGCATCAATGTGTTCCAACGCAGGATCCTTTGGTGCTTTTGGAGCAGGTGGTGGTAATATTTGATCAATGTCTTTTACACCAAGTGCTTGATACATATTTCTATAAACTTGATTTAAGTTATGGATTTGTGGATTAGATGTAGCTAATTGTAATTCTGTTTGAGCTAAAGATATTCTTTGTGTCATAGAAAATATATTTGGATCTGCAACAGGTAATATATCTACTCTTTCATCAAAGTCTGTTTGTTTAATTGTTTTTTCACCGCCGACAACATCGTAAGGATATTCTGGTGGTAAATAACTTTTAAATACATTTGCTAATAATTTAAATTCTTTTCTAAGACCTGAATATAATCTTTTGTGTATAGCAGACATAACTCTTGATCCACGTTCTAATAACGCAACTGTTGTTCCAACAGCAGCTTGTTGATTACCGTCACCAACTTGCATATCTGCAATAGATGCAAATCTTTGTCCTGCTTGAACTACAATACCCATTAATTGTAATAATGTTTGAGAGGGTTCTTTGTAAGGTAATGGATAAAACGCATCTCTTAAATTTCCTCCCGGTGCATCTACATCTTTAAACTCACCTGGTTGTATTGGCGATGCTTCGTCTCTAACTCTTACACCTCTTTGTTTAAAACCAGCTGGTAAATTAGATAATGTACCTGCATCCAACAATTGACGGAGAGCAGCCGTTGCCGTTCTGCTTAATCCGCCAATCATATGAATTAATCCAAGTCCGTAAAATCCAAGTCCTGGCAGAAATTTAAAGTGGACGAAATATTGAATTTTATTTTTTGTTGGATCATCTGCAGCAAAGTTTCTTCTAATAGAAAGAACTTTTCCGCTACCTTCTTCAATTGTTACAATGTAAGGTAATTTTATTCCTGTTGGTTCATTATTTTCACCAACATCTTCAAAACCTTCTAAATCTAAATTAACATGGCATTCTAATAATGTATAAATATTTTCTTGTCTTCCCGTGGCTTTAGTTCCTTCTAATTCTCTTTCTTTGTCAGTAACTTTATCTTCCATTTTAGATGGTAGTTGTAATTCTACGTCAGTATAAAAACCGCCAACTTGTTGTTTACGTAAATCGTTTTCAGACATTTTAATAACGTGTATAATAGCTTCGGCATCATCTAATGATGTTGCTGTGTAAGGAACAACTAAATCATCTGCGGGTACAAATTTAGATACGGCTCTTCTTAATAAATCATCGTAGTAAACTTTTTTAAATGCAGATCCCGACAGTGGTAAATAAAATAACATTTGATCAAACTCTGGTTCATACTCTTCCATTTTTTCCATGATTTGATAATTCATAAAATCTTTTACTCTTTGAGCTTGTTGTTCTTTTGCTTGATCTACTTTACCTAAAATTTGTGATCTAACTGGTCCCTCAGAAGGTAATAATTCTTTGTAAGCTCCAGCTTGAAATTGTGTAACCGCTTCTGCTAACACAGGATGTGTTGCGCCCGATGCACCTTGGAAAGGTTCTGCTCTGTTGTTGTATTTAAATCCAAGTAAGTCAAGCCCTTCAACATAAGCTTGTTCCCACTCTTTTCTAGAAGTTTTATATTCAGCATAGTCTGATCTCATGTTTAATCCAATAGGACTTAAAATTTCTTCAGGTAATAATTCTGCTAAATTGTCAAAATGATTTTCTGTTCCTGGAATATTTACTTTTCCTGGTTCAAAGTTTAATTCAACACCGCCGTCTTCCATTGGTGTGACTTCTACTGGTTGTTCGGGTTGTTGTTCTTGTGTTTCCTCAACGTCAACTTCCGGTCCATCTATCTCAACGGACGTTCTAATGCTGTTGGGGAGTGATTTATCTATCTCTGCCATTTATACTCCTAGTATTGTTTAGCACGTTTTAATATTAAAGCCAAGCCTTGAGAATTAGGTCCTGACGTTGGTGGAGGCCCTGAACCATCTCCAGCTAATTTCATAATACCACCGCCCGCTTTTTCTGATCTGTACTTTATTTTGTTTAGGGTGTCTTTAAACATATCGTCCCCTTTAAGATTATTAATTTCTGTTGGGTCCTTTAAAATTTTTTTTAAGTTGCTTTGACCAATTCCTGCTGGATTAATTCCCATTTCTCCTAATTCTTTTAAGCTGTATTTTTTACCGTCTTTAGATAACAACTCAAGTATATCATCAATAGAGTCTAAACCAACTTCACTATCCATATCGCCACGTCTGTCTGGATAACCTGTAACTTCTTCATATTCATCTATAGATTTTACACTTTTACCAGTTTTTTCATCAACAATATCTTTTCCTGGTGAATATGACATATTTGATTCTTTATATCCGCCAGTTGAATTAGAGTCTGTTATACGTATTTCTCCAGTGCTTATATCTTCGTACATTGTATATCCGTTGTAATCATAAACTTTCTGTCTTTCAACTGTTGAAGCTGCATCTGAAACATCATCGCCTGATTTTCTAATCAAACTTACAAAGTCAAAAAAGTATTTTGGTGTCCCACCTGCAGTTACTATTTTAGCAGGAACTTTAGAAGCTACTTTAGCTGTTGTAGTTAATAAATTATCTAAACCTAAAACTTTTGCTAAACCAATCATTCCTCCTAGTGCAACTGTTTTATTAAAATCTCTTCTAGATTCACCGGCGGCACTTATTTTTTCTTCCATTTGTGCTTTAATTTTAGGAAAGTTTTTGCCTGAGATTTTTTGAAGTTCTTTTATTCCGGATTTAGTTAATTTTCCAGCAGCAGTAAAATATCCAATCGCGGTTGCTGGACCGAGAAGTTCTGTTCCAAGTTCTAACATATCTCCATAATATTTTTGAGATCCTGTAGCCTTAGCATCACTTTCATCAATTAATTTTTGTAGTCCAATTTTTTCAATTAGTGCTTCTGCTATTTTTGGCTGCATGTTTTTTCCAAAGTTTTCTAAAGTACCTTTAGGTAAACCCGGCACAGGTATATCGGCTCCTGGTACAGAAAATGGAAAAAGTTCGGAAGGTACGTCAAGATAACTACCAGGTTTTTTTGTTAATACATCACTAGCCACTTCTCCAGCAGCAGGTATTATTCTCATGGCGTAATCACCAAGTTTTGTTACGCCTGCAGCAATTTTTTGTGCATAGCCTGCAAATGCTTTAGGATTAATTATTTCATTAAAATTTTTAATTGGATTAAAAGGTATGTTTTCATTTTCTCGTGCAGCCATGGTCATTTTTAAAAAATCAGGGTCCGGGGAGCCTTCAGAAAAATTAACTCGGCCACCTTGTGCCATCATCATAGTTTCATCCATGACTTCAATCATACCACCCATATTTTTATTTTGTTTTGGTATTGGTTCGTATTCATAAGTTTCAACACTTTCTACTAACTCATCAATTAAATCTTGATCATACTCAGCTAATGTATATTTAACATTTACTTCATCTGCTTTTTGATTAATTATATTTTGTGCATACGTTTTAAATTCTTCTTCAGAAAGATCAGATACTTTTTTAGCATCAGGGTTTATTTGATCTATGTTTCCAATTATATATCTTTTATCAACTTTAGACATATCCACTTTTATATTAGTTGGTTTAAATTTTTCTCCTACTTCAGGAACGTTTAAAGTTATATCTGCTCGTCTTTTATCTGAGTGACGATAAAGATCTGGATTTTCTTTCATTTTTTCTTTAATTTTAATTAATATATCTTCGTTAAGATTATCCATCTTTAATTTATTGTTTAACAATGTTTCTCTTATTTTAGGTGTAACTTTTTTATCAACAAGAGGTTCTAATTCTTTAAAAACACCTTTATATTTTTTTTGAAAACCTCTTAAAGTTTTTTTATTTATATCCGCTTCTTGAGAGACAAGATTATTAATGTTCATAGCATCTTTAAATAATTTTGGAAATTGTTTTTTAAAACTAATATCTATTGAATGGCCTGATTCTGCTAAATCTACTTTTTGTCGTCTATTTGGAAGTCTACCTTGTAAATCATCAACTTTTTTATTAACTTGCCTAATTATAGTTTTATTTAAATTAAAACCAATTTTATCTGAAAATTTCTCATCTTTATATCTAAATGATTGTGCTCGACCCGACCCACCTTCGCTAGGTTTTATTAATGCATTAGCTACAACTTTTTCAGCAGCATCTTTAACGTTAAATGTTTTTTGACCAAATTCATTTTTTTTAGTTTTAACACCTAAACTTTGAAATTTTCCTGTTCCTAATTTTTCGGTTATATAATCTACGTTTCCTTTTATAGAAGTATTTACCCCCCACAGGTTACCTATGTTTTTTCCATCTAAATAAGAATTATTTTTTTCATGTTTTTTTATAAATGATTCTCTAAACTGTGAATCATTTTTTAATCTAGTAGTTAACTCCCCTAATTTAATTCCATTTTCAACAGGTGCTATAATTTGTTCTGATCCTGAAGGTCTTCCAATTAATTCAAAATCTGCGGCTTTGGCTGCTGCTTGAATGTTAACTCTTGGAATTTTCAAAGCTTTAGCAAGTGTTTGGGTACGGCCGCCGTAGTATTTATCTCTAATTTCTTTAAACTTTTTTAAAAATATTAAATTGTTTTCTTTATTTACAATTGAATAATCTTCTCTTCCTTCTTTGTTTCTTCTATTGTTGTATAAATTTTTTAAATTTTCAAGTATTTCGTTAGAAATTAATTCTCTAGAAAGAATATCTAAATCTTTAGGGGGTTCGGGTTCTCCTGGTTTTTTATCTTTAGATGGTAAATTTTTTGTTTTAGATTTGTCATACATTTTTTTTGCAAGAATAGAGCCACCTAAAACAGGTATCATTGCTAAAGGTGCTGCAGGGACTATACGTTTTATATCACTACCCCCAGTTAATTTATATTCCATGTTTGGAGAAGTAAAAGAACCAGAAGCTAGGGGATCGCTGCCTACTCCAAAATTAATTCTACCACCATCTTTTAAACCAAACCTATCACCAAACGTATAAGACGTTGATTCATAGTCCCCGGTTACTGGATTTACTATAAACTTTTTCATGTTAGTGAAATGATGCCTCCTTTTGCTTGGTTTGGTTTATCATCCGGATCAAAATAATCTTTAAAATTATCATCGTATAAGGATGTTGGTTCTTCGCTAAGCGTATCGTCTACAAGATTATCTATTCTATCTGATAAAGTTTTTATTCTTTGTATTTCTAAAACTCGATCTTCTGGCTCCATTTTTAAAATAGCACTTGCTTCGCTTGTTGATATACCAAGTTCTTGTGCAAGTTTTTGAGTTGGTGCAATATTCTGTGGACCAAAATCTGTTTGTTGAAAGAAGTCCATAGTTCCATCATCATACTCTACTAACCTTTGACCTTTTGGTAAAGGTCCACTTAAAGTATCAAACACATTTTTATTATTAGCAAGTTCTGGTTTAGCTTTTATCTCTTCAATAAATCCTGGAAACTTTTCTTGTACATACGGATCTTTACTTGTTTTTAATGTATTTTCTAATCTTGCAATTAACACTTCTGCTTTTGTAAATTTACCTTTACCTGCTTTTTTAGGAGTTAAAGTTTCAGTTATATCACGTAAGACTGCATCTTTATCAAGAACACCATCTTTATCAAACAGATCATCAATTCCTTTTGTGCCATCATCTACAGGAGTTATACCTTTACCACCTTCAATAACTTTTGGTTCAAAACCTTTAAACATTTCCTGACCTTCTTCTAATCGTTTTTTGTTTAATAGTTGATTTTTTTTATAAATCTCAGATTCATCAATTGCTTTAGCAGCCATGCTTCCTCGTTCTACACCTTCTGGATAAGTTGATTGTTGGTAACCCAATTTACTTGATTTGCTAGAAGCTAAAGTGTATGTTTCAAATATCATTTGTGGATCTTTTTTATCTGCAATAAGGTTTGTTTCTAATTTTTTAATTTCTGATTTTAAAGTTCTTTCAAGTTCCGCGTTCTTAACAATATTGTTTTTTTGAGCTTGAGTTAAACCTAAATTATTATCTAATGCATATTGTAAATCTTGCGTAATATTTGGTGACATTTTATTTAGTTCTGTTTTAAGCACAACATATCTATTAGCTGCTGTTCCATCCATTGTAGAATTAATAAAATCACTTTTCATTGGATTGGATAATTGTGAATTAATTGTCGTAAGTTCACCTCTCTCTACCTTAGAGGGTATTCTAACTACTTCATTACCTGGAATAACTGGTTCTAATTTTTCTGGTGCTTTAATACCTGTTGCTTGTTCAGCAAATTCTTTAGCTATTTTTTCTCTACCTCTACCTAATAAATTAGAAAAGTATCGAAAGGCCTCAAGAAATTTTTCTTTACTTTTTTTATCTTTTAAAAATATGTCAATAGTTTTTGCCATTAATAATAAACCTTTTTTCTGGGTTGAGTTTTTTCGTCTACATAGTCCTCTGGATGGGTTATTAAACCACCCTGCCTAAATCGCATGATCGCTTGTGTGGTTGAATCAACAAGGTCATCATGATCTCCAAATGGAAACGCTGCAAATTC